GGAGAAGCGGCAGAAGTATCTGCAACGGCTGGCCAAAGGTACTAGAATCAAGAGAAATCTTGGTGATGGTACTGGGGAATCCTCAGTCTCTGGAATCCAGAGCTGGTCAGGAGCTACAGGCAATGCTACAACTGTCTACTTCCAGAATGTAATTTGGAAGGGATGGTACACAGCATGGGCTAAGTGTTTCCTGGGGATCCCATCATTCGATGCTACCAACGCCGCCGCCTTTAGAGCGGTGCGCGGGCTCACGGGCCCATCGCTTTCACAAGCATGGGAGCTACTACCGTGGTCGTGGCTGATAGACTATTTCACCACTTTTGGTGACTATCTTGCCGCCACACGTGGAGGTATCCCCTTCACGTGGACTGATCTGTGCGTTATGCGCAGGACCGTGGTTATCCGTGAAGACCGATTGGTTTCTAACCCAAAAGGTCTGGCATTCTCGCCCGGTACTCGGCGAACCGAGTATAAGGAAAGAGAGACGTATAAGTACACTCCGTTACCCGCCTTCCGCGAAAGTGTTTTATCACGATCGCAACTGCGGATTTTAGGAGCCCTAGCAGTCAGCCGGTCATACCGGCTGGCCAAGCAGTTGTAATAATAAGCTGCTTGGTATGAACGTTGTGAAACGTCCTAACCCTTAGAAGGAAGAGCAACATGTTTGCAGCAACCATCACGATCACCCATAATGCTGTCGCCAAGGTCCTCCAAAAGGACAAGAACCTCAGCTCGGGTGTCGAGTACTACCTTAATGATGGTAATACTCGTTTTCGCCTTCTCATCAACCACATCATCCCCAAAACTGGGGCTGCTGGGGAATCGCATATGGCTCGACTCAATGTTGAGTACTACAATGCGACCACTGGTGCCTTTGAACGGGAGGTTTCCTCCTGGTGTGTCATTAAGACGCTTTTGGGCGTCCAAAATGATGCAGAATCCGAGTATTGTGCGAATGCACTTGCCGGGTTTCTGACGGCTGCCAATGTTACCAAGCTCGTCGATCGTGAGATCGGCTAAGCACGGTATCCCACACGAAGTGGAAGACTACTGTCGGGTTCTCCGAGAGTAGGCGAGCGCTTTGGTTGTCGCACATCCTGCCACTAGCACCCATAGAAAGGGTCCTTAAAATGACATTGGATGTACGGCATGCTGCTCTTGAGCCACTTGGTCCGTTCTTCTCAGACTGGATCGGAGTGTGCCAAGAGCTACAACCGCTGATTGAGGAGGTCCACAGGGACCTCTTCAAACGTACTAGCACTAGGGGTTTCTCGATCATCATGATCGATATGCCCGCTGTCGGTAAGGCCTTTGACCGGTCTTTCGATACGGGCGTGTTCCTCTTTGAGGAAGCGATCCCGAAAACACTTGGGGGCTCAAAAGGCCCTTTGGCGTCGCTTATTGCTGCGGTCTTAGACTGCGGTGACGAGCGTGCTAGTGCTCAGGTACCGAACCTCGATCCCGATGTCGTCTTCTTTATGAGGACGATGTTCTACTTCTATAAGAAGTTTCAAAGGGATTGCGATGACGAAACTATTCGTCTTGCTCTGCGGTCTTTTATCGAGACCGACTCGAGGCTTCAGCCGCCCAGCCTTGGCTGGACTGCTGATTGGCTGGACATTCCTGATAGTTTTCGGGAAGCTAGCCATGATAGGTTTGTCGGAGCCGAAGGAAGAACTCCTAAGGCACTTCGAGAGGTCGTATGGCGAGTTGCAAGACTCGTCTCTACGGCTTTTCCTGAAGTCGACACCTTATCACTGGTACCAAAACATGGGCCTGGTGCCGTTGCCGAAGGTTCAAAGCATCGCGATAAGTACCTCTTTGAGGACTGGCCGACGAAGCTGGACTGGGTGTTCCCGTCCGACGCATTTGCGTCTTCAAACCTTCAACCCTGCGGAAGAAACCGCGAGGTTCCGGCGCGCGTGCTGGCTGTTCCAAAAACTCTTAAGGGACCGCGGATAATTACCGCAGAACCTTTGAGCTACCAGTATTGCCAGCAGGCAATGCTGACTTGGATACGCCAGCATGTTCCGGGTTTCCTCATGCCTGCGGTCGATTTTTCGTCTCAAGCGAAGAGTTGGCCGTATGTCCTGCAAGGGAGCTTAGATAACTCCTTTGCTACGATGGACCTCTCTGAGGCTTCCGATCGTCTTTCCTTAATGGCAGTGGAAACACTGCTAGGCGGAAATGAATCGCTCCTACGGGCTCTGCATTCCTGCAGGTCTCGCTGGTGCGAGGTCACGGGACAGGGCTACTTCATTCTTAAGAAGTACGCTGGCATGGGAAATGCAACGACATTTCCTGTACAGACGATATGCTATGCCATAATGGCAGTTGCGTGCGTCCTATGGGAAAACGGGTGGAAGGTTTCGAAGAAGTCAATTCTTCGCGCTACTTCATCCGTACAGGTCTTTGGGGACGACATCGTCGTTCCCTCAGCGGTCGTAGATATCCTGGGGGACCTTCTCGCCGATTTCGGCTTGAAGGTGAACTATGAGAAGACTTTTCTCAAGGGACCGTTTCGCGAATCGTGCGGGCTAGACGCCTACGCGGGTCGCGACGTGACCCCGTTCTACTTTAGAACGGGTTCTCCTCAGGGTAGAAGTGAGTATGCTTCGTGGGTTGAGGTAACCAACAATGCCTATAAGAAGGGATTGTGGAAACTTTCTGCCTGGATGTGGAGCCAAATCCCCAAGAGGGACAGACTCTGCATTCCGGTCAGCTCACGTGAGCGGTATTCGCTTAGGCTCCACTCCTTCCAGCGCGTCGATATAATCCTGTCGAAGCAACGCATTAACAAGCGCTTGCAGCGGCAGGAGTTCCTCATATTCGAGGAGGCGACGCGACAGAGGAGAGTGGAGCGAGACTCTTTACAGTCGCTTCTTCAGTATTTTGTTGAGGCTCCTTCTGTTGAGACCAAATGGTCCAGTGGTTGGGTAAAGAGTTCTCAGGTGCGG